CCCCTACAGGATTATTTTAAAAGCCACGCTATAAACGTCCCCAACAACAACACTAAGAAACTAACAAGACATACCCAGTGACAGACCATCATTACATCAATGACCGCATCCATTACTTCTTTACCATCACTAAGCAACTCACCAAGACAAACACAGCAATGATAAGAACCGACCACCAACGCCATGTTTTTACTTGAGGACACGCTTCAGCTATAGATACCTTTGGTCCCCATCCCATTTTTAGAATATCTATATAACACTTGCGTGAGCAGAATTTAGGTTGATCTTGGCGTATACGTTTCATTTCAAATTTTCTATCACACTTCTTACACTTCAACATACCCATCTCCTTTTTAGATTTCCTCGATCTGTTCCCGGTGAATTTGTGCCATTATAGCAAGCAATATCCATTCTCTTATGGTTATCCCCTGCTTGTAAGCTCGCATCTTTATTGTACTATGCGTCTCATTTCCTACATTGAATATGATTCGCTTAGGTGTTTTTCTCTTCATCTATGCCTCAATCGTATATACATATATACACTTTAACTATAAAAAACACTGTTGTCTAGCTACTTTGTATATATTGCTTATATATTCTTTGTGTATATTCGTGATAGGGGTTAGTCTGCTGCGACATTATTTTCTATCCCTATAAGGAGACTTTCATGGCAGTCAGACGTCTTAACAACTTTTCAGCATATGGGTTGAGCGAAGGGCTCTTACCTATGGCGCCATTGCCTATATTGGCAAAGCGTGACCCTAAAACTTCTGACCTAGCAGAACTAGGAACGATTTGGTGTAATGTGGTTACTGGAGCAGTTTTTATACTTTCTAAGATAACTGCGAATTCAGCTGACTGGGCCACGAGCGCGGTATCAGGCAACGTTAGTGCACTATCGGTCGATATTACTTCCGGCAGTCTTACCGTCGATCCTGGCGCTGGTGGAATTAGTATTAACGCAGGCGCGTTCAGTGTCGATAACTCAGGTAACACTGTTGTTAACAATCTTGCGATCAATGGGACGTTAACGTTCACCGGTACGCTTAACCTAGTAAGTGCTGCTGAGATTATTATTGAATCTACGCTCAATGCAGCACCTTCAGTTTTAGTAGAAGCTAATGGTGGTGCTGCTGAGCAGGTTGTTATTACAAGTTTGCAGGGAACTGCTGCTGATTCTATTGAGATAGAGTCTATTGCTGGTGGTGTAGCAATATCTTCTGGCCTTGCTTCAGCTACAGCTCTTTCGTTAACAGCAGGCGGCGGTGGTGGTATTGCCCTTGCTTCTGGTGCTGACGGTATTAGCATTGCCGCTACTAACGGTCCCGTTCTTCTCACTTCAGGAACCGGTGCAATAAACGTAGGTACTGATGCAGTAGCTCACGTTTTAACATTAGGTAATGGTACAGGTGCTACACAAGTTGTTCTCAATGCAGGTACTGCTGGTATTAACGTTGGTACTAATGCTATAGCTCACACCGTTACACTCGGTAACATAACAGGAGGTTCTGCAGTAAACGTTAATACGGGTACGGGCGGTTCAGCTATTGTTACAACGAATGGTATTTATTCGCTTGCTACCGGCACAGGAGCAATCAATCTCGGTACTGACGCAGCAGCTAAGATAATTACTATAGGTAACGTGACGGGTGCTACTGCTGTAGACATTAATACAGGTACTGCTGGCTATACGCTTGTTACAACGAATGGTGTGTATTCAGTTGCTACTGGAACAGGTGCCGTTAACATTGGTACAGACGCTGCTGCTAAGGTAATAACGATTGGTAACGTGACGGGTGCTACAGCGGTTGATGTAAACACGGGTACTGCTGGATTCGCCGTTGCAACTACAAATGGTGCGATTGCACTTACTTCTGGAACAGGTGCAATTAACATTGGTGCTGACGCTGCAGCTCACACTATTACACTTGGTAATAGCACGGGTGGAACAAGCCTTGTTCTCAATTCGGGTACAGGTGCTATCAATATTGGTACTAATGCTATCGCGCATACGGTTACCCTTGGTAACATCACTGGTGCTACAGCAGTTAATGTTAATACTGGAACTGGTGGTTTTGCTCTAACAACGACAAATGGTGCCGTTACCGTTGCCTCTGGAACTGGTGCAATCAATATTTCTGCAGACGCTGCGGCTACAGTACTTAACGTAGGTACTGGTGCTGCCGTTAAGACAGTAGTTGTTGGTTCAACCAATACTACATCTACAACAACAATCAACGCGGGTAGTGGTGGTGTTGTTCTTGGTGGATCATTTGTTGCTCTTCCTGGACCTGTTTATATCTACACAGGCGCAGGCGCTCCAGGTAACGGCCTTGCTCTACACGTTGGAGACATGTATATCAACACAACAGCTGCTTCGGCGGTAACACGTTTATATATTGCTACAGCTGCTGGTGCATGGACTAACATCACATGTGCTGCGTAATGATTAACTAATAATGAGAGCCCTACCTTTTGGTGGGGCTCTTTTTATTGAAGTGATATATAATCCCGCCATAACCCATTAGACATTCAAGCGAGGATAGATTATGTCTGTAAAAAATATCGTACTAGCTATACCACTTACGAGTTTCAACTCAGCAGCTTTGGCAGCTGGGTATGCTCCCATTAATGCAGCTGGATTTCCCGAACCATTATTTCTTGTTCGACTCATCAATAACTCTAATGCTGATGTTACCATTAGTTATGACGGTGTTAATGATGCGGACTTTGTTCCCCACGGTACCCAATTACAACTCAACTTTCAGACCAATGGCCAGCCCAATAACTTCAATGCTCTGCTCGCTAAGGGAACCGTCGTCTATGTAAAGGGTGCTGCTGGCGCTGGTCTTATATATCTCGCTGGTTATTACCAACCACAAGGAGCATAAGATGGCCTTACAAAGTTTAGCAATACGGTTTGCAGCTGAGCCAGTACGCTCTTTAGCCTCTGGGGCTGTGGGTGTGGGATATACAGGTATAGGAACCGCACTTGCCAATCCTGCACGACAGTTTTTTATTCAGAATCTTACCGATGCGACACTGATGTTTTCCTTTGATGGTATTAACGATCATTTTCCATTGCCATCAAATGGATTTTTCTTGAATGATATATCTTCCAATAGATCGACATCTATCCAAGGTTGGTTCATCGCTGAAGGCTCTCGTATCTATGTGAAACAACTTGGTGCTCCTTCTTTGGGCGCCGTGTATGTATCAGTCTTTTACGGCGCAGATTAAGGAGATACAATGTCGCAGGCAGGCAGGTATATAAACAACTCGGGGCCGGCCGGGTTTGTACAGACGTTAACCGGCAATGTAGGTGGTCCTGTACCACCATCTTTAGGCAATATTAATATTGTAGGTTCTGGTGATATTACCGTAACCGGTAATCCTGGCACTAATACATTAACCATATCTGATTCAGGAGCGGTGCCCAATTCATTTCCCACTGATGCAGGAACTGCAACTCCAGCAGCAGGTGTACTTAATATATTTGGTGCGCATGGCATAAATACTTCTGGTGCCGGTAATACGGTTACCGTAGCGGTAGATAATACACTTACTCTTGGAGACCTAGCTCCAATAGGTACTGGTGCTGATTCTTTAACACTTACGACGGGAGATCTTTCAGTCGTTAGTGGTAACATTAATCTCCCATTGACTAGTGCTGCTGGAGCTGACGGTGTTATTAATGTTAATGGTGTACGATTTATTCATGATTTCGGTGCTACAAATACATTTGTAGGGAGTCAAGCAGGTAACTTTACCCTTACAGGATTTAGTTCAACGGGTATAGGTACTCAGGCTCTACAAAGCCAAACAAGTGCAGCGTTTAATACTGCGGTTGGCTTTGCAGCAGGCGGTGCTCTTACAAGCGGTTCGAGCAACGTTGCAATTGGTTCTGGTTCTCTAGGAGCAGTAACAACTACTGGTAGCAATACGGCAATTGGAGCTTCATCTCTTGCGGCTATTGTTACAGGGACTAATAACATAGCGTTAGGATATTTTTCTGGATCTGCACTTACTACCAATGATAGTAACAATATTATTATAGGTACGGTTGGTGTTGCGGGTGATAATGCCAGATTACGTATAGGCACCGTAGGCACCCAAACATCGGCATTCATAGCGGGTATTGATGGTGTTAACGTTGGTTCCGTAGCTCGTGTAGTTACCGAAAACGCTAATCAATTAGGAACCGCTACTATTACAGCGGGAACTGGCATAACTGTTACGCCAAGCGCTAATACGATTACCATTGCTGCCACAGGCACCACAAACTTAACGTACACGAACGTTAATACGACACCCTATGTTGTACTGACTACCGATGAATATCTCAGCGTGGATAGTTCTGGTGGTGCTATAACGGTACAACTTCCTAATGCTGCTACGCTCGGGCGTGTATTCATTATAAAAGATCGTACGGGATCTGCTGCTGCTAGTAACATCACGGTTACCACCGTTGGTGGCGCAGTCAATATAGATGGCGCTACAACATTTGTTATGAATACTAATCGTGAGTCAATAAATGTTATTGGTAATGCAACTTCTTATGAGGTGTTCTGATGGCTATTACAACAACAATGGTGGTTGATCTCTCCTCTAATGAGGCAACGGGTACGGTTTTGGTAGATGGCACTATGATAGAGACGCTTATTTACGATAATGGTAGTAATACCGTAAATCTCGTAGAAAAAGGTGCTATGAACATTAGTATCAGCGACTTTATAGGACTATTAAAGTTCTACATCGTGTTTAACAATGCAGTTATAGCAAGCTTTTTACCAGTTAATCAGTTTACCTATACCCCTTTTACTCCTGTAGACCAACAACTAGATAATAACGGCATCGATACCCTAACATTCACGTTTGAGTATACGCCAATTGATTCATTGCCTTTGTTTCAATGGGTATGTACATATCCTAATGGAACGGTATATGTGCAAAAGAGAAGTCCAGC